CTACGCAGCCCAGCGGCTACCGTAGGCGACTATCAGGTGTCAGTGCGTGATGGTGTTGTCCAAGATGCCAACGGCAACTGGGTGGAGAACTACGTTGCCCGTGACATGTTCCAAGACACCACTGAGGATGGCGTTACGACAACCAAGGCAGAGCATGAAGCTGCGTATCAGGCTGGGCTAGATGCTAAAGTTGCTGAAGGTCATCGCACCACACGCAATAAGCTACTAGCTGACAGCGATTGGACGCAGATGAATGACAGTCCGCTGTCAAACGAAGACAAGACAGCTTGGGCTACCTATCGCCAAGAGTTGCGTGATATGTCAGACTTAGCATCATGGCCTAATATTGCCGATGATGATTGGCCTGTTAAACCTTAAGGAGATCGACAATGGGATATGTCTTAGGTAACCGAAGTAAAGAGAAACTACAAGGTGTTGACCCACGGCTAGTTGCTGTTGTTGAAAGAGCTATTGAAATCTCTGAGCAGGACTTCTCTGTAATCTGTGGTCTACGTACTGTTCAAGAACAAGAAGCTCTGGTAGCCAAAGGTGCATCACAGACGATGAAATCTAAGCATCTAGAAGGTAAAGCTGTAGACCTTGCTGCCTACTGTGATGGCATCCGTTGGGAACTAAACTTGTACGACGAGATTGCAGATGCAATGCTCAAAGCTGCTAAAGAACTAGGAGTGACACTACGCTGGGGTGCTGCATGGCACAAAGCATTAAACGATTGGGATGGAACTGCAGAAGACCTGATGAATGAATACATAGACATTCGTCGTTCTGCTGGTCGTAGACCCTTCATAGATGCCCCGCATTTCGAGGTTCTATAGTCATGTACGAGATGGTAGACTTAATTATGCAATGGCTTGTAGCCCCTGTTATAGTCGTTGTATGGCATCTGTTTTCCCGATGTAATAAACACGAGACAGAAATAGCCGTACTTAAATCTCAACTAGAATCATCTAAAGTCTCATATGATCGTGAGATGAAAGAGATGAAAGAAACAATCAAAGCAATATTCCTAAAACTCGACAGTATAGAACAATCACTGCGAGAAAGATAAATGGATAGTAAAGCCTTGGTTGGAGTGTTGTTTGCAGCACTGGTAGGCTTATTGGGTTGGAATATAAGTACGACCCATGAGCTAACTTTACAGGTACAAAAACTAGAGATTATCCTTCTTAATGATGCTCTTGCAAAATAGGGGGATGGTAAATGTTAGACCCAGTTACGATCATTGGTGGTGCGACAGTCGCTTTCAACGCCCTTAAGAAAGGGTTTGCTGTTGGGAAAGACCTACAGGATATGGGCAGTCAACTAACCAAGTGGGCAGGTCATATGGCTGACTTAGGTCAAGCTGAGAAACAAGTAAAGAACCCCCCTTGGTGGAAATCCTTGGGTGGTTCAGTAGAGGCTGAAAGTTTGGAAGTTTTTGCTGCGAAGCGTAAAGCAGAATCCATGAGAAAAGAGTTGAAGGATTATATATCTTTCACGATGGGGCCTTCAGCATGGGATGAGCTAGTGGCTATTGAGGCAAAGATAAGAAAACAAAAACGGGAACATGAGTACCGTAAGGCTGAGTTGCAAGAAGCAATAATTACTTGGACTATTACAGGCTTACTATTGTTGACCTTCTTTGGCGGTCTTGGGCTTATAATGTATATGGTAAGATAATGTGGTTTTTGATTTGGTTTCAACTTATGAATGGTGAACTTGACTACTACCAAGTAGGCAATACTTATTCATCACTAGAACAGTGTAATAAAGAAAAAGAAGTAGCCAGTGTTCTAGTGACAAGCAGAAATTCAGGGTTATTTTGTCTTGAGGCTTATAGAGAATAAACTAGGTAAATGGGTAGTCTTTGATAAAGACGGTAAAATCGTCTTGATAACTAGCAACAAGAGAATAGCAGAGGCTTTAGTAAATGGTAGTAGACTTTGACATTGATGGTGATGGTAAGATCACAGCAGAAGAAATAGCCATGAAGGAGCGTATGCTTGAAATAGAGCTACGTGAAGAGAAAGCTGAATCACAAAAGTTTATGGCTTGGGTAGCTATGGGTATGATGATTATCTTTACTATATTCCTATTCACCCCTATCATGTCAGATTCACGAGTATCTGCTCTAGCTGATCTACTAGGTTTGTTCTATATTGCTCAGACTGGTGTCGTTGCAGCTTACATGGGTGCTACAGCTTATATGGCTGGTAAACCTATGGGTAACAAGGTGGCTATGAGCAAATGAGATGGATACTCCTGACCCTATTATTATCTAGTTGTGGTCTAACATCACTAATTCCCACTGGTGGGACTAATGTAGCTGCTAATACACAGTTAGGTGCAGAGAACAACCAGAACGTAGGTGTAACCACTTACAACAAGCCAGAGATAAAACCAGAAGGGCCAGTCGATACTGTTAATCAAGATAATAGTACGACAAACATATCTGAGATAGACCCACTTCTGATTATACTATTAGTATTGGGGTGGTTGGCCCCATCACCGTCTGAAATGGGAAGGGGCTTACTTAAGCTCTTTAGACGTAAAGAATAATAATATCCATACTCTGCATAAACTAAACCCCTGAATCCTTAGTTGGACTCAGGGGTCTTTTTGTATCTACTCTTCTGATAGACCTAATTTGTTCATGCACATGGCTGTACCTTCATACAGCATTTCTATGTCGGCCTCTGCTTTTGTGATCTTACGTAGGCAATATGCATTGGCTAGTAGACTGATCAGCAGGATACCTTCTATTACGGTCATTTACGCTCCTGTTGTTGTATTAATGCTTCTAGATACCATCGGGCTTTCTTAAGGTCTTCCACACCATTCTTGTATCGCCATCGGTGTAAATACTTTGCTACATTCCCACGGTAGTATCCTATTAGTTCTTCGTCTGTCAGGAAGTCCTTGATGTACTCAATACACTCAATAGCACCAGTACCATAGTGTGCAGGATTATTTACGTTGTCACGTTCCTTAGATCGTTGTCGTTCCTCTAAAGACATTGGTGTTATCATAGGTGCTTCGCTCCATTCATTCATAGGTTCTCCTTCATAAATACCTTTACCCACTGTGCGCAGATGTCGGATCGTATAATGTCGTCTATACCAAATTCTATAATTGGTACAGGCAACATATGCTTCTTTGCTAGGTGAATAACTTTAGACAGACCATCAGCTTCTTTCAGGTCTGATTGTTGAATATCACCATTAAGCACAATAGTAGTATCTTCTCCCACTCTTGTCAACAACATCTTCAGTTCATGTGTCGTTATATTCTGTGTTTCATCGACAATTATGAAGGCATTATCGAAGCTACGCCCACGCATAAGTGCAAGAGGTGCCATTTCAATGTTTCCATTCTTTATGCCAGTTTCCACTGCCCCCTTACCTAAGTGTTTCTCCAATACGTCTAATACAGGTAATGCCCAAGGCATTGTCTTTTCCTGTAGATCACCCTTAAGAAAACCTAACTCTTTACCTACGGCAACGTGAGGTCTTGTGATGACGATTTTATCAATCTCTTTCGTCGTGTAGAGGTCGGCAGCATAAGTTGCAGTAACATACGTTTTCCCAGTACCTGCAGGGCCAAGAATAAAGACCTGCTGATATTCCCTAAGTGCATCTAACAATTCCTTTTGTTTTGTTGTTTTAGGTAACAACCCAGATGTTTTCTTCTGGGCTGCTCCTTTATATGTTGTTTTTCGTCGGGATCGTTTTGGCTTTTCGGGAAAATCATCCATCCAGTTGTACTAGCTCCGCTGATGTAAATGGGATATGAAAGAACTGCTCCCCTTTACGAATGTACCTACCTTTGGCTGTACCTAAACTTTCTTGGGTTAGTAGTGTATCCTTGATACGCCACGCTTGTTGTAGGTCTTTACGAAATACATAAAAGTTAAGAACACCATTCTTTCCCTCGTACTTGTCTAGGAGCCTCTGTTTGCGTTCAGGGATGCGTATTTCAGACCAGTGGGTAGGCCAGTCCCCATCCCAAGCTACCTTAACCTCTGCCTCGTTAAAATAAGTGTAGCCATCCTTCTGAGATACGACATCAACAAAGTAATCCTCTTCAGTGTTTACAATCGTGTGTCCTTTACTTTTGAGTAACGACACCAATGCATCTTTAGCAGGTTCATCATAAGCCTCATATAAAGCCCTATTAAAACTCTTTCTTACCTTTGTCATCTAGCCACTCTTTCAATTCTGTGTACCCACCAACATGAGTACCTTTCGGGTTAAAGATTTGAGGAACAGTTGTTATGCTAGACCTCTTAAGTAGATACAACAACCAACTGCTACTTTTAGATTGTATGTTGTATTCTGTATATGGTAATCCATGTCCTTTTAACAAGGCTTTGGCATCATCACAAAAGTTACACTGATCACGAGTTATTATTACGTACATCTTTTCTCCACATTAATTCATGTAGTAATTTCTTCTGTTCATACTCTGACATTATTATCCAGTCTCTTATTTCGTCGGTAGACCTCTTGCACCCTATGCAAAAGCCATCATCATCTAGACGACAGACCTTTACACAGGGTGAAGGTACTTGACCTACGTCAGGTCTACGATTTCGCATGAATCACCAGAACATGCCATTGTTTGCATACCTGCTGTATTGTCCTCTTTCTCATAGTCCGTTAGTTTAGACCAATCAATATCTGTCGGCATTAACGACAACAAAGTCTCATAGTCTGATTTGTCGCAGTCCTGATAAGGGGCTTGCTGATATGTATGGTCACTGTGCGGTAGGAATGATACACCAGACATTTCATCAAAGTGTTCAAACACAAATGCACCTACAGATACCCATTCATCATCACGAACTGACACAGTAATGCTAGGTTTATGTTCGCACCAGTGTCTCTGATACGTAAGCCATGTTTCTAGTTGTTCAATAGCTGTCATATCGTTACGTGTTGTTGCACCTGCAGGAGCTTTCTGTGGGAAGCTGAACACTGTTGTCGTGTCACCCTTCATCACACAAGGCTCATTAGGTACACCCTGATCAATCAAGAATTGTGTAAGTGGGTCTTTATTGTCGCCACGCACTGTACGGATGTAATAAGGGCTGTGACGAGCATGTATCCCACTAGCAGAATCAACAAGTTGGGAGACAGTGCCAGAAGGTTTGACACAAGTGATAGCAGCAGAAGTAGGGATACCAAGACGTTCAGCCCATTCAGCATTAGTAGAGATAGCGACATTTTTTAGATGCTCCAGTGTTTTAGCTAACCCAGCATTTGCACTGGTCATTAGCGGATTGTCCATGATGCCTGTTAGACTTACACCTAGCAGACGCTCTTCTTCCGTATTGTCTGTCCAATCCTTGGATAGGTACGGAAACTTTGTATAGGTAGATTGGATCGTACCTAAGATAGTCGCATATTTTACCTTGCGTTCTATGTCTTCAATACTGTCAGTAGCACGTATTACGCACTCAGTAAGGTTGCAAAACTGCGCATTTTTCAAGATGATCTCACTGCAAGGATTCGTCCCGAAGTCACTGTCTGGATTACGACGACCATTCTTTGCAGCTTGCTTCTGTGATGCCTGACGATTAAAGATACCTCGTTCACCTGATTTACTTTCGATCAGTGCTGTCCACTCACGCATGAATGTCTCTGCATCTGGCTTATCAGTGTAAGCGACAGAGTTGTTAGCCAATGCACGGTGTCCATAGTTTTCCCACCATTGACCTGACTTAGCATGACGCATCTTGTCGTCTGACAGGTTAGACAAACTAATCATAGCACTACGGCGTACACCACCTACAACAACAATCTCACCGATCTTACACATGATGTCGTGACACTCAATAGATGTCAGCTTACGTCCTGTAGCATTTAAGAACTTATCTACAGTGAAGTTGAACAAGTCTACCAAAGGTGCTGGCCCTGATGCACGACCACCGAAGGTCTTTAGTCTAGCACCTGCAGGGCGTACTTTAGATATGTCCCACTTAGGAATCTCACCTGACCATAGTAGAGCTAGTAGTTGACGATATGCTTTAGCCCAACCTTCTTTACTGTCCTTCACTACGATTG